TGAATAACCAGCGGTTTTTACGCCGTCGGTTAATTAACATTGGGGTTAAACCCAGTGTTGCCCGTTCCCTTTCCACAAGGTTTCAACACCAAGTGGACAATCAAGGGGAAGAGGGTGCGTGTGCCTACTTTAAACGAGTAGGTGACACGCTACTCCATTACCTTACAGGTTCTGGAGAAAAGCCTCCGTGGGTCAAGACTCACCACGGCTTTCCGGTCGTATTTAACGGCCTTCAAGGTTATCCTGAGGAAGTTCTCCTTAGGGTTGCCAAGATTGCTCGTTCTTTACGACTAGACGCACCGACGGACTCTCAAGTCCGCAAGGTACGTGATGCCGTGATCACTCCATTCAATGGATGTGACCGAGCGGTCAGTGAAGCTAGCCACCTTGTGGTGATAGCTGCAGATCACTTTCTCTCTCCGAGGGATTGTGATCTAACTGACTATCCTCTGGTCGCACGACAGTTTCGTAGGGTCCAATCCGTTTCCGGAAGGACTTCTACTACTGCCGAGCCGCCTTTGAAAGATTCTTTGGAGATTGTGAAATCTCTGAAGTTTCTTCAGCGGTTGCCTGAGTGGGAGAAGGTTTTCGCTCCTCTCAGCCCAGACGACGTCCGTGAGGCCGTCGCTCTAGTGGATGGGAATGGACCAGCAGTTGGAGAAATCCATGCTGCTCAGGAGAATGGCTGCAAACTTCGTATGTTTGCTTCACCATATACCGTTGTCCAGTCTTTACTGTCGCCTATGCACGATTTCTTCGATGCATTCCGGCGCCAGCTTCCCACTGATTGTACCTACAATCAGTCCGCAGGTGCGGAATTTGCCCAGAGGGCAATACGGGAAGGACGGACGGTCCATAGTGTGGATCTGTCAACTGCAACCTGTCGCTTTCCTTGGAAAGTACAGGAAGAATTGGCAATCCACCTGGGTTTACCGGATCCTCATATTGAGGCCTTGCGTCGAGTATCACAAGGTACCTGGCGTGTAGGTAAAGAGCTCGTTGAGCCTTTCGGCCGTCGAACTCTCCGGTGGGCAGTTGGACAACCTCTCGGGATTAAACCCTCGATGTCCATGTTCTCACTGACCCACAACCTGTTGCTAGCCGCACTTTGTCGGCTACATGGTTGTGAACCTAGCGAGACCTTCCGAGTCTTGGGAGATGACGTCGTCATTGTCAATGACGATGTCGCCGATGAATACCGGGGTTTGATTACCCGGCTCGGTATTCCAATTTCTTGGAATAAATCCCATAGTTCGGATTCCTATGCCGAGTTCGCAGGGTATTCTATAACTAAGAATACTATGCTGCGACCCGGCAGATGGAAGACTGCCAGTCTCACCAACTGGGAGTCCCTGGCTGTTGAGCTTGGAACCCCCCTTCGGGGAGAAGTTTCGATCGCAATTCGTCAGGCCCAGAAGTTGGCTTTGTTCAGCCGAGGACTTTACAATCCTCCGGTTGATCGTTGGCCCTTCTGGATCCGTGCGCTATCAACCTTAAACGAAGGTAGTTCCTTCGAGTTTAAGTCAACAGCGCCCTTATGGTTTGATACCATAAGGCGGAAATGGACCCTAATCTTGAGAGAGATTGGTGTTCGTTATCCCGGATTCGATCCGAGCTACGACCTTTCCTTCTCAAGTGTATTGCGGTCGATACGCCGCTACACGGATGGCCTACCATGTTACCATTCCAATTCTGGATGGTCTTTCATGGAGGGTTCCATTCCTGTTCGTACTATGGCTTTAGTCATGATCCTCGAGATCGATCACCACAATGGTCATCTCACTCAAGAGGACTTTGACGAGGCCGTACGCACGGTTGAGAACAAAGCAAACGCCTTGTTGTATCAACCTCCCAGGAACAAAGGTCCCCGCGAGCACGCTCGCATCGACTCTTTTGT